TAAAGACCTTTGGTATCGATGTTAAGTGGGGGACCTATTGGATGGCACGTCAGCACGGTGTGTCACCTCTTGTTAGCCTCGAGCAGTACACAGAGGATAAACTTGAGTACCTTGTAGCAGGATTTGACAAGGCCCGTAAGGCTGGAATATTTTTACCGAACACAAACAACTGCCAATATAAATGTGGATTGACAGCACACTGTCAGTTCTCAACGAAGATAGGATAACAAATGGAAGAATGGAAACTACAAGTTAGTTACAAGACACCTGCTGGTGACATGATTAACGTCCGCGCTAACACTGCTGACGAATTAAGTGTGTTGCTTGAAGGTGTTGGTGACTACTCAACACAAGTAGCAGCGGTACAACGATTGGTTGTAGGTGCTTACAATGCAGCCCCTTTGGGGACCACGCCTTCAACTCCAAGCACTACGCAATTCACGTCCTCCGCTCCCAGCCAGGGGCAGGGTCCGTCACTTACACCTCCACCAAGCGCGGTAACTCCATCAGGAACAGCGAGCCCGACGTGCATACACGGAGCGAGAATCTTCCGACAAGGAGTGAGCAAAGCCAGTGGAAAGCCTTACGCTTTCTGGGCATGCCCAACCCCACAGGGGACACCCGACCAGTGCAAGCCAGTAAACTAAAACGTTAATGAAGGAACGCAGCTACCGACGTACACCACAGAAGTGGCTGCGTTCTTTCTACAAAGAAGGGAATGAATCAGGATGCGTACACTTGTCCGCTCAGTTGGTCGTTCCAGTATTGGTGGAGAACCGCTCCCTAGTTGCTTTAAGGCATTCGAAAGTAACAAGATTATCATTAGGCGCTCTGAGGTTTCGATGTTCGCAGCCGCACCTGGAGTCGGAAAGTCAACACTAGCACTGGCTTTAGCGTTGAAGATGAAAGTCCCAACACTTTATATCTCAGCAGATACCAATGCACACACGATGGCTATGCGATTAGCCTCAATGATTTCAGGTAAGTCACAGACAGACGTTGAAGCATTGATGAATACAGACCATGGTTGGACTAAGGCAACGCTTGCTAAAGGTGCACACATTGTCTGGTCATTTGAATCAGCACCAACACTTCAAGATATTGATGAAGAGGTGCAAGCATTCGAAGAACTATGGGGTTGCCCTCCAACTTTAATTGTAGTAGATAACTTAATGGATGTAGCCACCGATGGTGGCGAAGAGTTTGCATCAATGCGTGCAATCATGAAGGAGTTGAAGTATCTTGCGAGAGCGACTAACGCTGCAGTGGTTGTACTACACCACACTTCGGAGGCTGTCCAAGGTAGCCCGTGTCAACCACGGTCGGCTATTCAGGGCAAGGTTGCTCAACTTCCTGCTCTTATATGCACCCTCGGCGTTGTTGGTACTTCTATGGGTGTTGCACCTGTTAAGAATAGATACGGTAGAGCTGACGCAGGGGGAGGACTCATGACATGGGTTGCTTTCAATCCTGAGTACATGTTCATTGATGATATACCAGAGAACGTATGATTACATCATACTCTCTGACACCACAAGAAGAAGCAATTGCAGTAGAGGTTGGGTATCAGAGACAGAAGGTATACTTCGGAGACCCAACTAGGAATGTTAACTATTCAGAGGGCGACCTTTGGGAGTTGTGGCAGCACGCCGTTGCTGCTGGCAGTGAGTTAGCATTTGCTCGTATGATTGGTAAGACAGATTTTGTTCCTCATTTTAATAAATGGAAAACAGAATTAGATATTCCTGGACTTGGTGAGGTTCGCTATACATTTAGTGACCAACCTAAGTTAAGGTATACCAATCGCGATGATGACTCTTTGGTCTACATCTTAATGTCAGATGGTATGCGCCATAAGACAAGGCGTGTAGGACCAGATTGGCTAGGTGCTCCATACCAAGCAATTGGTTGGTCATACGGAAGTCAGTGTAAAAAGGATGAGTTTAGATATAATGAAAGAACTTGGTACGTACCACCGCAACATTTGTATCCTATGGATGCATTAGATATATTTGCTGGACAAACAAAAGAATGAGGAGAAAGAATGCTAATGGAAAAGACACTAAAGATTATGCGACAAGAAGCATACGTTGAAGGTTGGCAAGATGCAGTATCTGCGCTGACTAAAGAGTATGAAGATAGATTACGTTTGGTCATTGACAAGTTCGAACTACCAAAGGAATACGAAGTAGATGACGACACGGAAAAGCCACAAGGCTAGAGGTGCAACCTTTGAAACCGACATCCGAGATTGGTTTCGAGCAAATGGATACGATAGTGAACGACTTGCTCGAACAGGTGCGCGAGATGAGGGCGACGTTGTTGTCCGCAAAGACTTCCTTGGAAGCATTGGCGTCATCGAATGCAAGGCACCAGGTGCAGGCAATGCCATTGACCTTAGTGGTTGGACAAAAGAAGCACAGATTGAAGCAACGCATTATGCAGAAGCAAGGGGTATCGACCGTGACACCGTCCTCCCAGCGTTACTTATCAAAGCTAGAGGAAAGTCAATAGCAGATTCATATTTAGTATTACGATTAGGAGATATATTCGGTGAATGATTTACCCAGCATCAAGGCTGTACTAGAACACTATGGTGCTAGTATGCGTCGTGACCATGGGCAAGTTAATCTGAAGTGTCCGTTCCATGGTGACTCACATCAGAGTGGAACTGCAAACCTAGATGATAATCTATTTGTGTGCTTTGCTTGCGGTGTACAAGGAAATAGTTTACAAATCATAGCACAACAAGAAGGATGTGACATACGTGGGGCAGCAAAATTCGCAGAAGGAACTCTTGGGCATAGCGTCCAAAAAGTACCAGGAAAGCATCTATCAGGCAGAGGTCTACCTTCGAAGCAGGGGTATAACTCTGGAGGTAGCACGGTTGGCACGATTAGGCGTAGTCGCGGAGCCTGAACCAGGACATGAGCAGTACACGGGACGCTTGTCAATTCCTTACATCACTAAGACTGGCATCTCAGACATACGATTTCGCTCACTCAACCCTGCTGTTGAACCTAAGTACATGGGTATGGTAGGTGCAGACACAAAGATGTACAACGTGTTAGATATTGAACGAGCAGGTGATTGGATTGGAGTATGCGAAGGTGAACTCGATACACTTACTATGTCTCGTTGTGTTGGCATACCTTGTGTTGGAGTACCAGGTGCAAACAGTTGGAAGAAACACTACACACGATTGCTTGCTGACTTCGAACGAATCTTTGTATTCGCAGATGGTGATGGCCCAGGCAGGGAGTTTGCAAACAGTTTGGCTCGAGAGTTGCCAGTCACCATTGTGGGATTCGGTGACGGGGAAGATGTTAATTCAGCATACACCAAGTATGGAGCATCATTTATTAAAGAGAAGATGGGATTGACAAATGAAGAATAAAATTAATCCTTGTCCAGAATGTGGACAGCACTTTGATAATGTGTTCGAAGCAACAGACCATCTGCTTGAAGATGATGAAGAGTTCGACCCAGCATTGGTATTGCCTAATGGCTATCGCCTTATGATTGGTTCGTTGTTACGTTGTATGTACCGCTATGCGAATGACCCTGAACAGATACGGAAGATAACGCAAGATACGTATATGACTTTGTTCTCAGCAGAGACAGACCCAGATACAGTACTTGAAGTTATTGAAGATATGATTGTTGGCTCTAGCATGGTAGGAATTGATGATGAACTTAAACAGCTACTCGAAGATGGAGAGTGAAGAGATATGGCAGATTATCCAATACGTATCAGGACTGGGATTGAAGATAGAAGCGTATCAGAAACAAGGCGACCAGCTAAAGATAACCTTGGCGATACCTCTATTGCACGCGAAGTCCACCTAGAGGTGCACCTTAGCAACACAATCAAAGAGTTGTCTGAGTTGTTGCTGAGTAAGCACAAGGACTATGGTCCTAAGAATATTTCACAAGCACCAGGTGGTGCAATCAATGGCCTGCGTGTACGTATGCATGATAAGTTAGCACGAATCAATAACCTGATTGACAGTGGTGCAAACCCTGAGCACGAATCCTTAGAAGAT